GATGTTTTTGATCTATGTATTTCTAACAACATATCCTTGTTGTTTAGGTAATTTACTTTTGCTGTCATCCTGAAGAGTCCTCTTATATCGTATTATAAAGTACGCACATTAAAAAGTCAACTAAATATTATACCAAAAAGGAAAATATTATGGCTTTCGGCGATGGGTTAATGCAAACTGTAACTAGTTCTGAAAATTTAATCAGTGCGGCTAGTAACGGAGTTAATGTTGCTAGGAACTTGTCTAGCGCACTTAGCACAGGATACAATGGAGATCCGGGTGGAGTAATGAGCGCAATTCGCGCTGTCAATTTGCCAGAAGCAGGTGAAGCAGTTGGCGATATTGTAAGTGCTGTTGCTAGTTTCGGAGGCGATGCTAATCCTGCAGATTGGCGTGTAAGATTAAGTCTTGCTAACTGGACTAGTTTTAAAGGAAGCCCGGTACTACAACCATTAAAAGATGCAGGTGGTCTCATATTTCCTTACACTCCTACTATTAGTTTGGCAAGTGCTGCCACTTATAATAAAATTGATACAACGCATACCAATTATACATTCCAAGCATTTAAAAATACTGAACCAGGTGCAATAACTATTACAGCTCCTATGAATGTTGAAGACGCTACTCAAGGATTATACTGGATTGCAGCTGTTCATTATTTACGAAGTTTAACCAAAATGTTTGCTGGAAATGATCCGAAAGCAGGCAATCCTCCACCAATAGTGTTTTTAAATGGATATGGTAATTATGTTTTTAAAAATGTTCCAGTGGTGGTTACCGGATTTACAACAACATTAGATGCTAGTTGTGACTATATTGGAGTTAACGTTGTTGGTAGTATGTCGGGTGCAATAGAAGGTGTTGCTGATAGTGTAGGCGGACTTGCAGGTAGTCTTGGCTCTGCCATTCCTGGAATAGGAGATATTACTAATACGGTAAGTAGTGTAGCAGGCACTGTTGGATCTATTGCAGGGCTCGCAGGTTCATTAGGACTAAATGGCACCACAAGCGGCGGAGTTAGCCATGTTCCAACAAAAAGTTCTTTCACTGTAAGTTTACAACCGATCTACAGTAGAACTAGTGCTAGAAACTTTAGTTTAGATAGATTTGTTGGCGGCGGATATCTTAATAATAGTTTTGGATATATCTAATATGACAGCAAACTACTCAAATACTAGCCCTTGGTACAATACAAGTGTAAAAAATAATTATTTAGATGTCCTTACTATACGACCAGTAAGTGCAGAAGTGGATGATTATTTGTACACCATTGAACCCCAGTATGCTTACCGACCTGATTTATTATCATATGATTTATATGGTACAGCAAGTCTTTGGTGGGTTTTTACACAGCGAAATTTAGATAGTATTCAAGATCCAATTCTCGATTTTGTACCAGGAAAACAAATTTATATTTGTAAAAATAGTAGTTTAAGAAGAACATTGGGATTATAACATGAGTCTTGATAATCTTTCAGATACAATTGATTCTGCAACAACAGATTTATCTAATTCAATTAGCTCGGGTGTTAGTTCAATTGTATCTGGAGCAGCTAGTGCATTATCTGCAGTTGGTAATGCTGTTAGCGGACTTTTTAGTAGTCTCGGATCAGCATTTAAACCGATACCAAACATTCAACTACCTTTGCCAAATCCACTATTTGATTATGCAAGCTATGATTATGTATTGGGACTTGCTTGTTTAACAGACGAGCAACTGAATAATCCGGATAAAGGGTATATGTCAGGTGCTATCCCTTATCAAATTATAGCTAAAGATGCAAATGCTGATCCTAAAAATCGTGTAACTACTCCATACGGACAATTTGATTATTTTATAGACAAATTAGAAATTGACAGCACTATCGGATTAGAAAAAGGCAACAATACTAACGTACATACGTTAAACTTTCAAGTTACAGAACCTTACAGTATGGGTACATTCATGATGGCTTTACAACAAGCTGCTTGGAATACCAACCCCGATGACCCTCCTAATTATACACAAGCTCCTTTTTTATTAACAATTGAATTTAGGGGTTCTAAAGAAAACGGTGTGATGGCAAATATACCAAACGCTTCACGCAGAATTCCTTTTAGATTTAGAAATGTAACCATGACAGTAACCGAAGCAGGTGCTGTTTATAAATGTGAAGGGTTTCCTTGGAATAGTACAGCACTAAGCGGGCATACTAGTGCTATAAAAAATGATGCCAGTGTCAAAGGAATCACTGTACAAGAAGTATTACAAACTGGAGAAAAAAGTTTACAAGCCGCTTTAAATAAAAGATTACAACAACTACAAACAGATAAAATTGTTAAAAAACCAGATCAGATTGTTATATTGTTTCCAACAGATGTTAGTTCTGCAGGTGTTAATAAAACAGGCGGCGATACTGAAGACAGCACTGGAGCAACTACACAAACTGATGCATCTAGTGTAGATGCAGTAGCAAAAAAGTTGGGATTAACACAAAGTTCAGTTCCAGGCAACGGTACATTAGTTCAAGATCCTGCTAATGTAAACGGCATTGGCAAAGCTAAAATGGGATTTAGCGATACCAGAAAAGGCGATGCTCCTATTGGTAAAGATAATAAAACATATGATGATAAAGGTAATAATATACGTAGCAACAATACTGTAGATCCTAAAGTAGGTGATTTAAGATTTAGTCAAGATACGGATATTACTACGGCCATTGATACAGTGTTGCTAAACAGTGATTATGCTACTACACAATTAGATGAAACTAATATAGATGATAAAGGTCAACGTAAATGGTGGCGTATTGACACACAAGTTTATAACATTACTGATAACGATAGTAATGCTGGTTCAACAAATGATAAACCTAAAATAATAGTTTATAGAATAGTACCCTACGGAGTACATACATCTAAAACTGTAACTCCTGGTGGAAAAGCTCCGGGACTTGAAAATCTTAAAAAAGAATGTGTTAAACAATACAACTATATCTATACAGGCAAAAACATAGATGTTATGAGTTTTAATATTGAAGTTAAAACTGGATTTGCAACATACATGGGAGCATCTGCTACCAAACGTACTATTGATAATCAAGTGCAAGAATCTGCTAGCGGTGCAGATAGTGCAGCAGATAAAAACAATACAGCTCCAATGCCAGACGGAAAGAAGACAGAAAAGAAATTAGGAATACAGCCGGTTAAAGTAAATTATTCTGCAACTAGTACTGGCAGCGATAATCGTGGCGGTGGTGGTATTGGTAATGAAAAGACTCGTATTGCTCAACAATTCCACGATGCCATCACTAGCGCTGCAAGTATGGTACAGCTTGACATGAAAATTATCGGGGATCCTTATTGGATTGCACACAGCGGTATGGGAAATTATACATCTGTTCCTAGTCAATATCAAAATTTAAATAATGATGGAACTGTAAACTATCAAAACGGCGAAGTTCATGTGTCTGTAGATTTTAGAAGCCCTGTTGATATAAATCAAAGTACCGGATTATATGATTTTGGAAAGAGTGCAGGAAATAGCGTTCCTCTATTACAATGGAGCGGTATATATCAAGTAATTAAAGTTATTAGTAACTTTGACGGCGGATCTTTTACACAAAAACTATCCGGCCCACGCATAAATGGCCAAGAAAATACAGGCGCTGGAGCTTCTTCAGACGTACTAAATGTTTCAAATGAAAAGAAAGACCCTGATCCAGTAACAGAACCCAATAGCAACGGATAATAAATGTCAAATTTAGATAATCAAAGAGAAGACTATACAAATACACCTAAAGAACCTAAGCCAGGTCCGTTCCTGGCTAAGGTAGTTAGTAATCTCGATCCGTCTTATATGGGTATTTTAGAAGTTGAAATTTTAAGACCATCGGGTGGTGGATCGAGTGAAAGTCAACTACACCAAGTAAAATACATGAGCCCGTTTTATGGAGTTACTAATGTAAATTACAACGGTAAAAATAATGATTACGGGGATACACAAAAGTCATATGGTATGTGGATGGTGCCTCCGGATCTTGGCGTTACAGTTGTTGTAATTTTTATCGACGGCGATCCCAAACGCGGTTATTGGATAGGTTGTGTTCAAGACGATAATATGAATTTTATGGTTCCAGGTCTTGCAGCTACGCAGTCATTAGAAAATCCTTCGACTGACGATATGGCAGGGAATACCGGCCGTGCACCAGCAGCAGAATATAATAAATCTATAGAAGCAAATAATACTTCAAAAGATCCAGAAAAATTAAAAAAACCTACGCATCCTTCTGTAAATTATCTAAAACATCAAGGTTTATTATTAGACGACATTCGAGGAATTACAACTAGTAGTGCTAGGAGAGAAAGTCCTAGTAATGTATTTGGAATAAGTACTCCAGGCCCAATTGATAAAAATCCAGGAGCCAAAAAGTCTAAAATAGGTAAAGCAGAATGGCTTGCTGACACATTTGTCAGCAGATTAGGCGGTAGTTCTTTTGTCATGGATGACGGCGATGCCAACTGGCTACGAAAAAAATCTGCTCATACAGCACCGCCTGAGTATGCTAGTATAGATGCCGGTGACACTGACGGTAATGTAAATTTACCGGCTAATGAATTAATTAGACTTCGCACACGTACTGGCCATCAAATTTTATTACACAACACTGAAGATTTGATTTACATTACTAATAGCCGTGGCACAGCATGGATAGAACTAACTAGTAATGGCAAAATAGACATTTATGCAGAAGATAGTATTAGTATTCATACCGGCAATGATTTAAATTTATATGCTGACCGTGACATTAATATGGAAGCTGGTAGAAATTTTAATCTTAAAGTAGCAGAGCGCCATCAAACAGAAGTTGGAAAAGATAAAATTACTATTGTTAACGGTAAAGTTGCTATACAAGTTGACGGAACACAAGACGAAACCATTGCAGGTGCAGTTACAGAATCATACGGAGCTACACTTGATTTAACAACAGGCGCGGCTGTAAATATTACAACAGGCGATGCGCTAAATTTAAATATTGGCGGTGCTAGTGTAGTTTCTAGTTCAGGCGACTTTACAATTAAAGCTTCTAACACAGCAATCGACGGTGGAAATATCCATTTTAATTCAGGAATAGCTGGAGATGCAGGGTCAGCTTCCCCGGCAACTCCACCAACTCCTTTAACTACATTTGATAATCCTGCAGATGATGGTAGTACTATTAACAGTATAATGTTGAGAGTTCCTACCACAGAGCCTTACCCTGGCCATGAAAATTTAGATCCATCGAGTTTTACTCACAGTAAAACAGATAGAGAAACTGGTAGTGCAATAGATCCTCCAAATGCTTGGAAAACTTATAGTCTGTCTCAGGACACGTTTTTAAAAGGAAATAATTAATTATGGCTAATTTATATACTAAAACAGTAATACCACAGAAACATAATAATGCGCAGTCTAGAGTTCAGCGTTACAAAGGATTTAGTACAGTTAACCACAAAACTAAAAATTTTGCTTTGTATGATTTTGAATTAATCAAGCAAGATTTATTGAATCATTTTTACATACGTCAAGGTGAAAGATTGATGCAACCGGCATTTGGCACAATCATATGGGATCTATTGTTTGAACCGTTAACACCTGAAATACAAAATTTAATTTTGCAAAATGTAAATCAGATTTTTAACAGTGACCCGCGTATTCAAGCTGGCAATATCGTTATTACGCCATATGATACTGGATTAGAAATTAAGTGTGATTTAAAATATCTGCTTTATAACATTCAGGAAAGCATGAAATTACAATTCGATCAAGCCAACGGTTTATTAACATACTAGTACATAATAAACTACCCACTTAATTTAATCTAATAAATATACTTATTAGGACATATCATGAGCTCAACGGATCGACAAAATAATTTGCTAATCGCTGAAGATTGGCATAAAATTTATCAGTCATTTAAGAACGCAAACTTTCAAAGTTACGATTTTGATAACTTGCGTCGTACAATGATTGATTATATCCGTACAAATTTTCCTGAAGATTTCAACGATTATATTGAGTCAAGCGAGTACTTGGCCCTTATCGACCTTATTGCATATATTGGTCAAAGCATAGCTTTCCGTGTTGATTTAAACGCTCGTGAAAACTTTTTAGAGCTAGCAGAACGTCGTGATAGTGTTCTACGCCTGGCACGTATGGTCAGTTATAATGCTAGCAGAACAGTTTCTGCTAGAGGGTTATTAAAATTTAATACTGTACAAACTACTGAATCTGTTTTAGACAGTAACGGCAGAAATTTAGCGAGCCAGTTTATAACTTGGAACGATCCTAGTAATGTTAACTGGTATGATCAATTTATTAAAGTGGTTAACGCTGCACTGCCCCAAACACAGCAATTTGGAAATCCTGTCGATCAAGCTACTATCTATAATATTCCTACAGCTCAGTATAGATTTAATGCCAATAATAACGATGTGCCAATTTACTTTTTTAGTAAAACTATTGCAGGTCGTAGTATGAACTTTGAAATTACAAGCACTACTTTCAAAGGAAAAAGCTATGTTTACGAAGAGGCACCAAAAATTGCAAATCAAATAGCCTGCATTTATAGTGATGATGGATATGGTGCTAGTAGTCCAGGTACTGGTTTCTTTTTTAATTTTACCCAAGGTACACTAAATCAAGGTACATTCACTGTTTCTCAACCTACAACAAATCAAACAATAGATATTAATACACAAAATATTAACAATACTGATGTTTGGTTGTATGGATTAAATCAAAGTACAGGGTTAGAAAGTACATTATGGTCACAAGTACCTTCTACTACCGGCAATAATATTATCTATAATAGTTTAAATTCTAATATTAAAGACATTTATAGTGTTATTACCCGAGCTAGTGATGCTATTACATTATCATTCAGCGACGGCACTTTTGGTAATTTGCCAATAGGCGATTTTAGAGTTTATTATAGAGTAAGTAATGGATTGAGTTATACAATCAATCCTGCAGATATTATCAACGTAGTTGTTAATATTCCGTATATTAGTGCATCTGGTAAACAAGAAACGTTAAGTATTGGTCTTAATCTTGCAACAAGTGTAAC